GGCCGCCGCCGACCGCCCAAGACTAAAAATTCCAGACATGAGCGCGTTGCGCATGCCGACCTGCTGGTTGTACATGTCGGATTGCCAATTTCCCGCGTCCGATCCGGCCTGATATAGCGGAGCAGCTGCTGCGCTTGACGCTTGAAACCCTTGGAACTGCGGTGCCTGCACCTGCGCCCCGGTGCGTAGGGCGTTGAACTCGTTCAGCGGCTGGTTGCGCATCGTGAGCGCTTGCGCCAACAGCTGCGGCGAGATGCGGATGCCCTGCAGCACGGCCTGCATCTGCGCGTCGTTGCGGGCGTTGTTGAAGTCCATCATCTCGTTGCCATACGCCTCGCCACCGGCCACCAATCCCTGGTTGGCAAGCCGAGTGCGCAGCTGCGCTTCCTGCCGGTCCATGATCGGCGTGAGCCGCGACATGATCGCGTTCTCGGCGCCGGCCTGAAGCGCCTGATTGCTGTCGTACTCAAAAGGGTTTGCAAACGCCTGATTGACGCGGCCTAGCGAGTTTTCCGATGCTGTGCCCATGGCGGCTGACAGCCGTTGCTGGGAGTCCCACGCCTGTTGACCAAGCGGCGTCAACTCCGTGCTTATGAAAGGGATGTCCGTTGACCCAGTGCGACCGCCTGACCAATCTACTTTCTGCGTGCCGTAAGGGTTGGAGAAAAACGGATTGGACGCTCTGGCGTTGAACCGCGCAGTGTCCAAGTTATTCTGGTACTGCTGATTGGCCAAACCCATAAAGTCTGGCTGCGGCGGCTCTTTGGGTTTGCAGAACAAGAAATTGGAAACGCCACCAAGCAATCCATCTCCGCCAAACAATGCCATGTTCCGCTCCTAAAGAATGCCGCCCTGCTCGAAAACGTAGTCGGTCGAGATCCATGACACCTCGTAGCCGGTGCCCTCGTACTTCAGGCGCGTGCTCGCCGTAAATCCGACTCCGCGCAGCCCCTGCCACGAACGATAGAGCTGCTGCCCGCCGCCCCAGACGGCTGAATCCCACGTGCCCGTGTCCCAGACAGACGCGGTGCTCGCGTTGGCCGTCACGACGCCCAGCGGCGCCGAGTCCTGGAAGTCGACGTTGATGCCGATGCTCAGCGGCGGCGTGCCGGTGCTTGCCACGATGGGCCGCGCCAGGGTAAAGCGCTTCTGCCGCCGCGAGTCGAAGTAGTTGAACGCAGACTGGCAGTCGGCCGAGATGTTGGTGCTCATGTCGCTCAGGCCCGACCACGCCTTGACGACCTTGGTGTTGGTGGCGAAGTAGACCTCGCCGTTGTGGTATTCCCAACAGGCCGCGTGCCAGCCGTCGAACTCGCACCATGCCCCCGTGATGGTGTTCATCGCGTACTGCTCGCTTTGTGTCGTGCTGATCGGCACGTTGAGCAGAAGCATGTTGGCGTCTGGATACAGCTGCAGCTGCCAGCCGAAGTTGGCGCCGTAGAGGGTCGCAGCCTCCGTCATCGCCAGCTGGATGCGATCCGTCAGCGCCACGCGAGGATTGACGCGAGACGACTGCAGCGCCCGGGACAGCGGCAGCACGCCGTCGCGGGAGATCAGCAGCAGGTCGCCAGCAAACTTGGCGAAGCACCTGCGCCCAATGGGTCGGCCGACATCCCAGCGCCCGCGGATGGCGAACGTGGCGGCGCTCGCTGGGTCCGTGCCTTGGTAGACCAGCAGTTCACCCTCGGTCGTGACAAAGACCAGATAGTCGTCGACACCGTCGCCCGCGTCGATGGTCCAGCTACCGATGGCCATGAGCGACCCGCCGCGCCGGCATTGTGTCGACAGGTCGATGGCCGCGGCTGCGCCACCGACCGCCCCTGTCGGCAGATACCACGCCTTGAGCGTGCTCTTCTCGACGAACCAGACGCGGTTTTTCCACAACGTGACGTGGATCAGGTTGGTGGTCGTCACGCCCGTGATGTTGGGGCTGCTGCTGCCGTCGACGCGAATCCAGGTGCTGCCGTCGTAGAGCAGCGGCTTGTCCGCGCCGTTCACGGCATACAGGTACGACCCGCCGGAGGTGGTGACGTTGACGTGCTGCCACTCGTCCGAGGTGATCGTCGACGTCGTCTCTGCCGTGCCGACGGTGCCGGCGCTGCTGACGTCATAGATGGCGTTGTTGGTCGCCGCGAACAGTTTCTTGGTTCCCGCCGGCGTCGAGTACGACATCAGTGTCTTCGGCGTGCCGGTCATGCCCGTGACGTGGTTGACCGCGCCGCGGCGCACGTCGACGCTGGTGGGCGTCGGCCACCAGTTGCGCAGCACGACGGCCTCGTCGGGTTCCATCGCCGCAAGCGGATCTCGAGCGTTCCAGCCCTTGATCGGCGCAGGCACGGTCTTGCCGACGCTGACAGCGGGACGCAACTTCTTCGGCAGCGCGAGCATTACGGCGACAAGGTCCAGTTGCCGTCGACGATGTTCTGCATGCCCAGCAGCGGGTCGATGATCTGCGGGCCAAGGCTGAGTTTGGGCGCGGCCTGGTCGTGTGCCTTGCACAGCTCCAACCGCTCGATGAACTCGGTCTGCACGATGGTGCTGTCCAGCCCCTTGGCGGCGAGGTATTTGGCCTTGAGCAGGCACACCATCAGCCGGTCGTCGTACCGGTGCACGTCGTCGTCGGCACTGAAGCGCGACTTGTAGGTCACGCCGTCGACGCCGACGATCCAGTTCTTGCTGACGTACTCAAACGCGTAGGTGCGGCCGGCCGACGGCGCCGGGTAGACAGTGAACTGATTGCCGAGGATGCGGAAGCGATACCGCGGCACGGATGCGATCAGTTGCCCCTTGAGCCATGCCCAGGTCTGCGAACTGGTCGGGCCGATGCCCGGCCAGCGCGACGTGCGGTCCCACTGCGTGTCGTTGACCAGACGGTCGTAGTCGGCAGGCAGTGCGTACTGGGTGGCAGTGGTGGTGACGAACGTGTATTCGTTCAGCAGCCACTGCCAGTTCCAAGCCTTGACGAGATCCAAGCCGGCCGCGTTGGCCAGCGCAAGCAACTGGCGCACGTCCTGATCCTGAGACGAGACGACGACGCCGGGGGAATTGAGAGACAGTTCCGTCGCGGCGTCTTGCACCAGTTGCAGCAGGGTCGCCATTACGCAGCCACCTCATCCGTGTTGCGCGGCCGGCCACGACCGCGCTTTTCCTCGACCGCAGTCGCGAGCCGCTGCATCTGTGCCCGCAACTCCTGAATCTCGGCGTCCCGACGCTGCAGCTCGGCGGCTTGGCTCTGCACCAGCGCGGTGTCCTGCGCGGCCTGCAGATACGCCTGCGCCTTGGTGCGCAGCCCGTACCCTCCCATGCCGATGCGCTGCAGCTGTTGGTCCGACGCGTGCGCGATGCTCTCCACCGTCATGAACTTGAGCGCCTTGAGCTCCTCGGCCTGGCTGCGGGACATGGCGGGCCACTGGTCAATGGGAGTGCCGACCTGCATCTCGCGGCCCATCTTGCTGGCCTCGTAGGCTTGCCATTGCCGCGGGAACCGGCGCTTGTCGCCATCCCAGCACTCGCGGTCGACCACGGTCAGCATGTCGCCCGGCGCCTGGATGCGCACCATGTCGACCTCGTCGAAAATCGGGCGGCCCTCCTGCTCGGACCGGTGCTTGTTCTGCACGGTGCCGGTGTAGAACTGCACGAAGAGTTGCTCGTCGCCGTTGGTGGCGCTAGGTTGGTTGATGATCTGCATGGGCCTCTATCCGCATGTCGCGGCTGCGTTTGTGGAAGACGGCAGGCAGCACCTGCACGTCACGGAAACCTGCCTCGCGGCACACGTCCGCTAGCTCTGTTGCGCTGTAGCACCAGCGGTGCGTCATCAGGTCCGACTGATAGCGGTACTCGCCGAACAGGCCGCGCAACATGTCGTCGCGGTTGGCCATGGCCAGCACCCGGTCTAGGTCCGGGCACTCAAGCACCAGCAGGCCGCCGTCCTTGAGGTTGGCGTGCCAGCGCTTGAGGATGTCGACCACCTCGTAGCGGTAGAAGTGCTCGATCACGTGGATGGCGTGGATCTCGTCGGCCTGGTAGCCGTCGATGTGCCGGATGTCGCACTGCACGTCGCCAGTCACGGCGTCGATGTTGACGAAGCCGGGCCAGTGGTGCCGCCCGCTGCCTAGATGAAGTCGAACAGCTGCTGCCATCGTTGCCCTATCGCCTCGGCGCTGTAATGCGCCCTGACGTGCTCTTGCGCCTCGGCCACGATCTCGTTGAGCAGGCGACGATGCGCGTGCACCCAGCGCACACCCGTGGTCGGGTCGCCGACCCACGCTCGCTTCTTGTGATCGGCATACGCCGGGATGTTGCCGGCGATGACGAAGCAGCCCTCGTGCAGCGCCTGCGTGAGCCGGTTGGCGCTCTTGAACCGGTGGCGGGCCGGCAGCAGCACGTAGCCGCTTTGCGCGTAGACGTAGGTCTGCATGGGCAGCGACCACGGAAACGCGCCTTCGACCTTGCCCGGCGTCGTGCACACGTTGACGTGCAGCCCGGGGAGCATGCTCATCCACTTGCGCAACTCCGGCAGGTTGCTGTGGTGGCCGATCCACGAACACGCGTCGATGTCGGCATGCGGCGCATTGCCCTCGCCCTCGATGGGGTCGGGCACCATCCACGCCTGCGGGTAGAGCTCGAGCAGCGCCTCGCTCGCCACGGTCACCGCGTCGGCGTAGCGCAGGATATCGTGGTAGTTGTGCGGGTCGCACACGTCGACCACGATCTTCGCGTGACCCTTGGCGGCCTTGGCCACCTCCACGTCCTCGGCCACCGGCTTGCTGAAGACGATGATGTCGGCATCGCCCGTGTTGATGGTGGCACCCAACACCTGCGCCGGGATCTGCGCTCGCAGGCGGTAGCTCGCCATCTGCGGGCCGCCGCGGTGCACGAAGACAACGTTCAGGCTGCCGCCCTCAGTTTGAGCCACTCGCGGTGGATCGCCGCCAGCAGCCCGTCGCCGTGCACGCGAAACTCGCAGTCATGCACCAGCGACAGCATGTCCCGCCAGTCCTGCGCCTGCAGCGCCATGGCGCCGTTGGTCTTGAACGCACGCCCGCCGCAGATGACCTCTAGCGTCTTGTGCTCCTCGACCGACTCGCCGCTGAAGCGCTTGACGTTGTCGGCGCGGATGCAGGAGTCGAAGCCGTACATACTGAATTTGCGGAAGCCCCACGCGTAGCCCATGACGATGGCACGCAGGCCCGAGGTGCTGCCGCCGGTCAGCAGCGGCCGGCCCTTGAGCTCCGCGATGGGTTCCTTGCCGTCCCAGGTGTGGAACATCTGCACCCGATACCCGGCCAGATCATCGAACTGCTGCGGGTCGCAGCGGCTGGCCAGCAGGTACAGCGTCGCCTTGCTGGGCTGTTTCAGAGGCCGGTAGCGGGCCTCGAGGTTGAAGTAGACCTGTGGCGTGATGCCATGGTCGGTCAGGAAGTTGTAGGCGCCCTTGACGGCGCACACGGGCTTGCCCTGCGCCTGCTCGGCGCGGATCTGCTCGACAAATTCAGGCAGCGCCGGCCCGCTGCCCACGATGACGAAAGTGCCATCGTGGACAACGGGACCGACACTGACCTCCGGCAACCCGCGGGCAAGGGCCGACACGATGTTGGAGCGCAGCTCCTCGTCCGAGCCGTAGGCGCCGATGCCCTGCAGGTTGAGGAGTTGCATCAGCCGGTGACCGGGTTGCCCGACACGATGAACGGTGCGTAAGCACCGAGCAGCGTGACCGCCGTGGCATTGCTGATGGTCACCGTAGATACAACGCCGCCGATCAGTTGACCGGAGATCGTTGCATCGTCGAGCACGCCAGCCGTTGCCGTGGCGTACAGCGGCACGTTGTCAGCACAGTTGGCCGCCAGCTTGGCGACGAAATTGCCGCCGGTCTGCACCCAAGCGTAATACGCCGACGGCACGGTGCACTGTGCCCAAGCTACGCGCTTGCTCTCCGCTGACGTCGTGGTGGTGAGGTTCTTGGCGGTGCCATCGGCCATCACCACGCATGCGGCGTTTGCATCGATCAGTTCCGACGCCTGCACGTAGATGGCATGACCACCGTCGTTGAGCGGCACCGTGGTGCCCAGCGCGAACGCCGGAGGTACGGTGACACCGTTTTGCGTGTTGGAGTCGGCCACATTCAGATTGCCCGCCCCGATAAGACTTCCGACAGAGAATCCCATGGTCGCCTCCCCTTAGTCCTTCATCCGCACTTGCAGGCGCGGAGAAGAACAGGTCATGTTGCCAGCCCAGCCGATGAGCTTGACGATGGCATCCTGGTTGACCGACTGACGCTCGCCGCCAATCGGCACGAAGTTCCGGTCACGATGCGGCCGGAAGTGGATGTACTTCGTGTTGAGCAGGAAGCCCGTCGTGCTGGGCACGTGCGTGTCGCCACCAGTCAGACCACCGTCGAGCACGACGTCGGCAGCAACGCCGCCGCCGTAGTATTTCATCGACGCGAAGCCCAGGCCGGCCATGCGCTCGTTGGTAACCCGCTGGATCGCCTGCATGCTGGAGGTGAAGAACCCCCACAGCACGTTGTCGAACACGATCAGGTCCGGTGCGTCGTTGTTCCGAATTGCCAGAGCCGTGGCACGGTTCAGGTAATTCTGGATGTTCGACGCAGACACGACTGCGCCACCGTCGGTGGTGAAGTCGAAGACCTGGTTTTGCCAGAAGCTCCACGTGGCGCGGTCGATGCCGCCATAGGTGCCGCTGGTGGGCGACACAGCGACGGCGTCGGTCAGGCCATCGATGTTCTTGCCGCCGTTGCCCGTGCCGCTGCCGTAGATGTCGGTCGCGATGCGGTTCTGCAGCTGCGCCTCGGCCACCTTCAGCCGCGCTTCCATCAGGTCGATCATCCGCTCGCGGCCGGAGTTCTGCAGCATCTCCAGACCGCTGATGGTCACCGCCGCGGCGTACTGCTTCAGATTGAACTGCGCCGCGCTGATGGGGCTGTTGGGCGCAATGTTGAGCGCCTCGTACCCCGAATAGCTGTTGACGTTGGTCGTGGCCGCGTCGGTGTACATGATCTCTTCCAGGATCACGGAGCCACCAGACACCGGGCGCACGTTGCCCCGTTCACGCAGGCGGAACAGGAGCGCGTTGTTGTTCGTTACGTTATCGGCCAGTTCTCGCGAGCGGCTTTCGATTGTGGTCGCGAGAATGTCCGAATAGCTGCTGTTGGCGTATGCCATAGCGATTTGCCTCTATCGGATGGAGTCGAATGCGCTCTCGAGTGTCGAGCGCAGGTCTCTTTTGGTCTCCGGCAGAGCTGTCGATGGACTGCCTGACACCTGCACGGCTCGGGCCTTGGCTGTCGCTGCCGCCTTTGCCGCCTCCTGCAACCGTTGCTGCTCCGCAGCTTGGCGTTGTTGCGCCAGTTGCTGCTCGTAGAACGGGGACATGCGCAACGCCTTGTCATAGGCGTCGTCCAGCGATTGCGCCAAGCCCGCATTCAGCAACTGCGCCATGTCGTTGCGCAGGTCATCGAAATGCGGCTTGGTCGCGTACTGCTGAATCGTCGGCTCCAGCATCGAGCGCTGGAGCTCCTCATACATGGCCTGCTGCTGGCGCAGTGCCTGCTGCAGTTGCTGCACGGTGCCGTGCACCTGCTGCAGCGCCGGGTCCACTTGCGGCGGGTCTTGGATCTGCCCGAGGTCGACGCCGTACTGCTGCGCCAGTCGAGCGAACAGCTGTGCCTTAGTCGCCGGGTCGGAGGTGCGCAGAGTGTGGTCGGCGTTGGCCAGTGCCGCGAACGCCTGCACCGGGTTGATGCCCATGCTGCGGAACGTGGCCTCGTAGGGCCGCGCCGCCTCCAGGAACTGTTGCCCCAGTTCCGCCTGCTGCTTGTAGCTGCCGACGCCCTTGTAGAACTCCTCCTCGCGCTGCATGACGTAGTCCTGCACCGCAGGGTCGAGTTTGCTCCAGTGCTCGTGATAGTCGCGTTTCCACGACTTCGGCGGCTCCTTCGCGGGCTTGGCTTCGACCGGCGCAGCCTCCTGGGCAGGAGGCTCTACCGGCGCCGGCTCAGCCTGCTGCTTCGGCGCGAAACGGCCGAACTCGTCGCGGGTGCGATCCGACGGGGCGCTGTCAGCGACCGCCGGCTCAGGTTGCGCCTCGGGCTCGGTTGCCGGTGCCGCCTCAACAGGGGCGGCGTCCATGGCGGACTCGAGTGCTTCTCGGATGTCGGGCATGAAAAAAGTCGCTTGGGCGCCTTGGTTGGTTGTCGAAGATGCGGCCTGTCAGGCCACACCGCTCTGCATGACGCGCTGCAACTCCATGCGCCACTCGTCGGCGTAGTCGTCGCGTGCGTACTGCGGCCAGCACGGCAGGCCGTAGGTGAAATGGGCCAACGCTGCGTCGTGGTCGTGCTCGCCGACCAGCGTGTTCCACGCCTTCGGCAGTCCGCCGATCTCGTGCGCGTCCAGCCACTCAAACCGGTGCAGGTACGCACCGCCCGCCTGGCGCACGAAGGTGCGCGTCAGATGCGCATTGGCCGGGTGCTCGCAGTTCCACAGCACCACGCTCGACCAGTTCTTTCGCGGGTAGTGCTCGTTGCGGTTCTCAAGCACCGTGCCGCGGTACTTGTTCGCCTGCCGCGTCTGGTAGTCGAGCTGCACCACCTGCACGGCATAGCGCTCGTCGCGCATGGTCAACAGTTTGGCGACGTCATCGCGAACCAGCATGTCGCTGCCACCGACGAACAGCGCCCAGCCTTTGAACTCGCACATGGCCGGCACCAGGAAGCGTGCGTAGATAAAAGCGTTGGTGCCGTCGCGCTGGTCGCCCGTGACCGGCGTCAGCGCCACAGGCTCGCTGGCGTGGCGAAACAGGCTGTGCACGAACACGTGGAAGCCGATGGCTTCCCGGTCGTCGTAGCCGGCAAACACGCGGATCACAGCAGCCCTCGCTTGGCCATCGTCTCGCGCACGGCCTGGCGCCAGTCGACGCTTGGCTGCGCCTTCCACGGACGCAGCTTGTCGGTCTCGTTGCCGATCTCGACCAGCCCATGCGCCCGGAGGTGCTCGCGATGCTGCCGGCGGCCGCCGATCATCTCGCCCGTGGCCATGCTCTGGTAGGGCTGGATGTCCGGGATGATGTTGTGCGCGTCGTTGGCGTGGCGTTCCTGTTTGTAGTCGGGCGTGACCTCGATGAGTTGCCCGTCGATCTGGATGTAGCGATGCCTCATAGCAGCATGAGCAGGTCTTCTTCCTCGTCGATCTCCGCCTGCAGCGCCTGCGCCTCTGCGATCAGGCGCTGCACGACCATGGCACGCTCGGTGGCCAGCTGCAGCTGCGCGGCCTGCCGCTGCAGTCGCTCCAGCATCGGCGTCAGGTCTGGCGTGCGCTGCGTCGGCACCTCCAGTGCCTCGGCCACCGCCTCGATCTGCTCCTCGACGGCCTCGAGCACGGCCTGCGGCGGGTCCTGGCGCTTGCGCTCGCGATCACGGATGCGCTTCCACTGGTCGTCCCAGAAGCCACCCGGCAGCAGGCCCTCGGTCGTCTCGCTGATCGT